GAACCGCATGGTCACTTGGTGCAACGTCGTCCGCCCATCCCCGCCACCCGGCGCGACCGGTTGAATCGAGCACCACCAGTTCGGCGGCGACAGCGGTGGATACGGACCAGTGAGGCTCCCCGACTCCTGGAACTTCTGCGACAACGCCACATACCGGTTATGCCGACCGACGCGCATCGCTGTACCAGTGCCAATACTGCGGTTCAATCCACTCGACTTTGTCCTGCCAGCACGACCGCGCCGACATCAGCGCCCGTTCGGCGTTCTCTTCCAGCCCTTCCCGATCGCAATCGAGATACGCGACGTACGTCCGAATCCCCTGCTTGATCCGTTCGGGAATCAGGTCGATCGAGGTCCACCCCACGACGTAGGTGATGATGATCCGCGGCGCCCGCCGATCCGTCTGGAGCGATGGCCAGGACTGGTTCGCCGCGCGAACGACTGACGCCGGCCGACTCGTCGCATCCACCGCATAGAACGTCGGCGCTAACGTCTGGAGATTGCCGTCGGTGTCGTAGTACTGCACGGAGGTCACGGACTGGAGTGGTGCCGCCATCGGCAGATACATCACCTCCGCGAACTGCTCGAGCGCGAGCTGCCACGTCTGGGTGTACAACCCGCGATTCATCGCCTCTTCCGCCGCCTCGCGCGCCGTGCGGATGAACCGGTCGATGGTCGCGTCGTCCGTGTTGTAGAGAATCTTGGCGTGCTGCTTCGCTTCGACCAGACGGACGGGTTCCAAGGCGGGCGGCGTCACCAAGGCCCACGAGGCATGGGGCGCGTGGAGCCCGTGGCTATACACGGTGCCGCTCCACGTCACCCACCACCGCCCGCTCTGGCTCTTCGACCACGGCGGCCTCTGACGACTCAGGCACGACCACCGCGCGTCCCTCTTTCACCCAGCGTTTCATCTCCGCCGTCAACTTCTCCGTGCGGATGATTTGCCCCGCCTGAAAGGGAAACTCCGGATGCGACGACGCGATGGTCTGCAGGAACCGCAGCGTCATACAGCCGGTTCAGGCGGGGTGACGGGTGCGACGACCGGTTCGGCCACGGGCTCGCCGTCCTCGTCCAACTCCAGCGACACGGTGCCTTTGAAGTCCCCGCCCGCGTTCTCAATCGCCTCTCGGAGTGCCTCGACCGATGCCCCGATCGCCTTGACGCCGTCGTTCGTGGTCGTCACCTGTTCACGGACGTAGATGTGGACTTTCGCCATCACGGACTCCTCTAAGCCGATCCTTCGGCCGGATTTTGCCAAGATTCAAAGACGGAGGTGGGTTGCGTGACCGGCCGTTTCCGTGCCCGGTACTGAATCACCACGATGCTGTCGATCGTGGTCGAGACCGCCCGCGTCACCCGGCAGCGGACAAAGCGCTTCCCCGGATACTGCAAGTCGACCATGTGCTGGTTTTTGACCGCATCGTTGACCAGCGTGCCAGCCAGATCGGCAAACGCGCCACCCGAGGCGACGTCTTGCCGCAGACGGATGTTGTTGGTCGCATCTGGCGTCCCGAACCGGACCACGAAACAGATCCCGGCGAATCCAGCCGTGTCGTAGGCCGCTGAATCGATCGTGCTGGTCCCCGCCGCTGTCGGGGCTTCGACCGTGACTTTGCAATCGTCGAGCAACATACCAACCTCGTTGAAGGGACAGGCGCAGTTCGTGGACCGCGCCCGTCCTGATGCCGCCGAGGTTTACGCCTGGGTGCCGTACATCACGGGGTGCGTGCCGGCGTCGAGCAAGTCGCCGTCATGCCGCGAGAACGCCAGGAATGCGACCTGACCGAACTCCGCGAACCGCTCGTCGAGCCGGAGCAGCGTCACATCCCGCACGTCGCGGATCAGATACTTCGAGAAGTCCCCGAACAGGATCGACTTGACACCGGTCGCCGGCGTGGTCATCGACTGGTTGATGACGTACTCATAGCCGAGGATGCGATCGGGCTGGCCGGCCGCCAGACCCGGAATCCACAGCGGGACGCCCACCGTGTCACCGGAGTACTGGAGCACCTTGACCTTCTTGATCATCTTCAGCCCACCGTCGTGGAACATGAAGCGCCCGTTCACCCGATAGGCCGGATCCACGGCGTGGATCAGGTCGGTCAGGTTGTCCGCGGTGACCGAGGCGACACCGGAGAACGTGACCGCGCTCGAGGTGGCCGCCGTCACGATGCCGTTCGGCTGCGACCCGGTGCCGGTCGTGAAGTGGTCGTTGGTGATCCGGGCGATCCGGGTGCCGAGCGCGGTCCCGATGAACTCGGCGGGGTTGATCGAGGAGTCCTGCAGGAACTCGACCGACGCCTTGATGTACTTCGAGCTGTACTTCCAGGCATCGAGCACGAGCTGACCGAACGTCATTTCGAGTTCGTTGTAGGTCGTGTTCTCCCCGATGATTTCGCCCTTATTCGCCGTGTCGTTGGTCGTCGGAATCGGCAGTGGTCCGCCGGTATCCGTACGGATGATCGTGGCCACCGAGCGCATGCCGCCGTAGGCCAAGAGCGCGACTTCGAGGGCGCGCATCGTGGCGTCCGCGGTCGTGTAGCCACCGGTCGTGGTCGTGGACTGGAGACCGGTCAGCGCGGCGCGCTTCTCGTCCACCTGCGTCTGCCACGACCGCATGTCCTCCGGGGAGTCCGATCTCAGGACCGGCCCCATCGAGATCTTGAGCCGCTTGGAGTCGGGGTTGATGCCGCAGCGCTTGGCCGTTGCCAACTGCGCGTCCGAGAGCCCTTCGGACACCTCGTCCGGCACGCCAGCCAAGGCCCACGCCCGGAAGGCTTCGACGCGATCGTGTTCGGTGATCTTCCCGAACGTCCGCGCCTGCTGGCGAGTGTCCGTGTCGTTGTGGGTGGTTTTGCGGCCCTGCGACTCGTTCAGGCTGGACCGGGTGGCTTCCTGCTTTTCGAGGCGCGTGATGTTCTTGCTGATCTTCTCGATGTCGGCGTGGATGGCGTCGAACTTCTTGTCTTCGTCGTCGCGCAGATCCGACCGGCCCTCTTCCTTGGCTTTCACCAGGATCTGATCGGCCTCGTTGGCCAGACGGCCCTTTTCTTCGCGGAGTTCTACGAGATTCGTGATGTCCATGTCTGTTCCTCGTGGTCGTGCGGAGGAACAGCGGCGACACATGGCACCGGACACATTCCACGCACGAACGCAAACGGTCGGGTTTGAGTTCGTTGTTGTGGATGCGTCCCGCGGTCGCGGACTCACATCGTTATCGCCGGAGAACACGCCGATCATCGTCGGCGCGGCAATCTCCGACTCACTGTGTTGAGCTAGTGTCTACTCTGAGGACACTCGGCCAGAATTGCTAGTTTTTAGGTGGGAAATCATCGCCTCTCGCACGACCTGCGCCACGGACACGTCTCGGCGGAGCGCCTCTCGAATAGCGGCGTCATGGACAGACGTCGGCACAGTGGTCGCCGGCAACTGCGACACGGAGTCCGCGATGGACGGACGGCCGACCTTCATGCCACCTGCCCCATTGAATGTTCAAACGTCCGCGCCGCGCCAACGGGATAGGGAATCGACAGCCGCGCACGCACCTCGCGCTCGAGCGCATCACGAACCGTCACCAGATGGCCCGAGGTCATCGCATCGGTGAACACATAGGCGCGGTAGTGACCCGGAGCGCCTTTGTAGTACTCCGACACCGTCGAGAAATCGACGTCGATGCCGTGGAGTCTGTCACCAGAGGCCGCGGTGTACGTCCAGACGTCCGAACCGGTCTGCACCGCGTCGTCGAAATACGGCGTGCCGGGATAGGTAGTGATGATCGACACGTCGAAGTCGTCAGGCCGTTCCGCTAAGAGCCAGTCCTGCGTGGCCTGTACTGTCTCTGGCGTCTCGCCGGGATGCCCGATCGACATCAGGGCTTTGACCTTCAGGCCGTGGTCTCTGGCGATGGCGAGCGCCCGCGAGTTGTCGTCGCGTGTGGCGTTCTTCTGGATGTTATCCAAGATCCGCGGCGACCCTGATTCGAACCCGATCAACAGGCTGCGGAATCCCGCCGCGTAGAGTTCTGATGCCTGTTCATCGGTCAGGAGTTCCGCCTTGACGAACCCCCGTAGCCGCCAGTCCACGCCGAGCCGGTCCTGTGCCGCTCGGATCGCGCGCATCAGCGGCACCATTTCACGGTTCACGTTCAGTTCGTCATCGTAGAACATGAATCCCGTCGTGCCGTACGTCTCGTAGAGCGTGACCATCTCCGCGACGATACTGTCCGTCGTCCGCGTTCTGACACGCCTGAGCGACGGCGAGGACCGCCCGCCGCAGAACCCACAGCCGAACGGGCACCCGAGCTGCGCGATGAGACTCAGCGCACGGCGCCCTTCAATCTCGTAGTGGTAGCTGTCCACGTCCACCAGATGCCGCGCTGGCAGCGGTTGAGCCGTCAGTTTCGCGTTGGTCAGGAATAAGATGGACGCCGGCACGTCGGCGTCGATCAGAGGCGGCGGACAATCAGCCAGAGCGAGAAAGATTGCCTCTTCACCATCGCCAGCCACGAGGACATCAAACGTCTCATGGAGTCCCTTCAGCGCTTTCGCGGCCCGTCCGTGGGGATGACGCTTCACCGCCGCATTGACAAGGGTCACATGTGGCCCGCCGAGGATGATCCGCGCGTCTGGTCGGACGGCCCGGATCGCTTTCGCAATCATCACGGCGACCGGGAGTTGCGGCGTCGTCGCCGTAATCCCGAAATGCCGCGCCTGCGACTGTCGCGCATACGACCGGACCACGGCATCGCAGTCTGCGACGCCGGAGAGGTCGAGAACATCGACGGGATGCCCCGCCGCCTCCAAGGCCGCCGCCACTTTCAGGATCCCGAGGCTCATGAACACCCGTTCATCGAGCAGGAATCCTGACGAGGCGATGATCAGACTGACCGGTGTCACCTCGCCAGCCTCGTCTTGTGCACCCGCCGCAACCAGTCAATGCTCACGTTTTTCTGGCTGGCCTTGAACGCATTCAGCGAACGCATCGCCACTTCCGTGTCCGGGTAGGCTGGGAACGTCACCACGCTGATCTCGGACATCCGCATATCCGTCACCGTACGGACCGGAACCTTCTCGTCGTAGTTCCATTCATCGGCAATCGCGCGGAAGGCGAACGACATCCCCGAGACGTCGCCCCGCTTCACCGCCAGCATGATGTCTCTCGCATAACTGATGTCCGGGTCAGGCTCAATCGTGAAGCCGAGGCCCGTCGAGTCCTTCCTGAGCGTCAACGTCCCGGCACGCGTGCGGCCAAGCACCTTGGAGGTTTCGTGGTCGACTAAGGCTCTGATGTCGGTGGCATCGGTCAACGTCCGATCCACCGCAGACGGGTCGATGATCTCGCGGAACCCGCCGAGGTCCACGGAGAGCGAATTGAACTTGATCGCGTACCCAGACAAGCGGCGATTGTCGACCGCCATGACTCGGCACTCGGTGAAGGCGCGGCGTTCGATGTCAGCGGCCATAGTTGAGTCCTTCTCGCATCAGTCGATCCGCCACGGCATCTCCGCGTTCCGCTTCCCACCGTCTGAGGACACGTTCCAGCGCCGGCGCGAGTGTCTCTGTATCCGCATCAGACGCCACCAACCGCAATTGGACCGTGGACGCCTCGACCATTTCAGGCACGATGCGATCGAGCAGTTGGTTCGCGTCGGTGCCGTCCAACGCCGCCACGGCGCGGATAATCGGTCGGAGCGCCTCGCGGCAGAACTCCCCGTGAGTCGGATAGAAGTGCTCCAGGTGCTTCAGGAGCTTCTCAGGTGAGCCCTGCGCCTTCCGGGCGCGATCCGCTTCACGGCGAATGATGCAGTCCACGGAGTGGGCCAGCGCCCCGCGGAGCGCGTCCTTGATGGCGCGGAACGACTCGTCGGTCTGTCTCGCCTGTGTCTGCGCCAGTTCCAGCAAGGCGTGGAGCGCGTCCTTGTCGGCTTGCTGCTCATCACGTTCGGCTTCCACCCGTGACACTTTCATCAGCACGGCATCGAGAGCCACCCGCTGAGCCTCGCCATCCGTCGTCAGGGTGGCGAGTTGTGTGCGGAGTTCGGCGACCACCGCGTCAGCGACGGCCGTCCGATGATCCGCTGCGGCGGCGTTTGCCTCTGCCCGTGTCACGTCCTGTTGCGCCGCCGCAACATCGAGACTCAGGCTTTCCGTCCGTTCCTGCAGTGCCTTGCGTTCGCCTTCCAGGGTAAAGATCGTCTTGGCGGCAGACGCGCACATCTCCACGGCCGTCTGCTTCTCCGCCTCGATCACGCCGTGCATCCGCACGGCGTCTGTGAGATCCGCCGTCGCCTTCCCGAGATCCGTGCCGAGCGACGTGGCCTGTGCGGTCAGGCGAACAATCTCGGCGTCCTTCGTCTCGATCGTCCGCTCGGCCGTGACCAGCGTCGCGCGCACGTCCGTCAGGAGGTTGTTCGCGATGTCCTTCGCGTCTTCGGCCTCTTGGCACGTCCGACGCGCGAGTTGTAACGCCTCCTCCAGCGATTTCTTCTCGGCCGCTGGCGTCTGATCCACGGGCGGCTTCGGCTCCGGCGGGGGCCGCTTCGCCACTTCCGTGGCCGCGTTCTTGGAATCGATCTCGGCTTGATAGTACGCCTCGATCAGGCTCAACGGGATACTGTTCAGCGGGACCAGCGAGATGTCGCCGCCGGGGATCTTGTTCCGATTCTCCGCTGACCGAATCTCGTTCGGGGTAATCGCGCCCGCCAAAGACTGCTTCGCGTAGAACTCGCCACGCGCCGCCACGTCCCCGCGCAGTAACCCGTCCACGAAGAACTCGATGATCTGGAGGTTCTGTTCCAGTCGTGGGACGAGCTTGTACCAGAGTTCCTGTTCCCACGCCGTGAACCACGGCAGCATGGTCGACTTGTAAAAGTCGATATCCTGTTGCTCGATGTTGTTGTTCGTCGATCGCGACAAATCGCCCAGTTTGTGCGGGGGGATGTTGAACCACCGCGCCACTTCCGTGACTTGGAACTGTCGCGTCTCGAGGAACTGCGCGAGATTCGGCGCAATGCCAATCTGTTCGTACTTCGCGCCACCGTAGAGCGCCAAGAGTCGATGCGCGTTCTGCACGCCTTGGTGACGCGCCGCGAGTGTCTCGCGCGTGTTCTTCTTGACGAGGTCGGTGGGATCGTTCGGATAGGAGATCACCCCACCGAAGGACGCCCCGTTTCCGTAGAACCCGCTCCCGAACCGCTCCGCCGCGATGCCTAATCCGAGGGAATCGGACATCTGGTCGACCATGCTCAGCCCGTTGACGCCATCGACGCTCAAACCCTTGATGTGAATCACGTTCATCCGGTCCAGGATGACGTTCCCACCGCCGATATTGTCGACGAGGTACTGCAGATCGCTGTTCGGTGTTGCGCGGAACGGTCGGACCCGTCCCGGCACCAACGGCCACAACGCGACGGGTTTATTGGCGTCGTCCCGCTCGATTTCACTGAACCCGCCCGGCCACGTCAACGCATGCGCCTGCATGACCTTGCGCCACTCAAAGGACGACATCTCCGGATTCGGCCGGTCATGGATGAGCCGATAAAGCGGGTTTGAGACCGGGAAGCGCGATTTGCCGTTGTCTTCATCCCGTTTGAGCAGAAAGACGGGGGGTGTGGCGAGTTGAGACGAGATCAGATTCACGGCGGAAAAAAACGCCGAATAGCGCAGCGCGGTGTTCTCATTGACCGTCACGCCGGAGCTGGCGGGATGGGTCGCCCACAGCCGCGCGATCTCAGGAGAGTTCGACGTCAACGGCCCAGACCAATACGACCGGAGCGAGTCCCGTACCCAACGCACGAGCCCGAGTTGCTCCTGTTTGGCCATCAGATCCATTCCGCCTGAACATCCATCGGTCGTTCGGTCACCTGACGGAGCGCCAGACTCATCGCCGTCGTCGCGGAGATCACCGGATCGATCCGCCCGCGGCTCTTTTTCTTGACAAACATCATGTTGTCCTTGCCGTCCCGCTGGTCGACGGTATTCGACACGGCCCACGCCGTCACCGGGCACTTCCGCGCGTCGATGTCACCCGCCAAGATGTCCGCCTGCATCCGCAGACACGCCGAGCTCATGCCCTGATACGTCTGCGGCACCGCGATGACTTGTGTCTCACTGAACCCGTCCAGCGTGATCAAGTTCTTGATCGGCGTCTCCGCGTGCCACGGGTCGAACCCGATCTGGATGATGTCGAACGTGTCCCGCGCCGCGACCAACGCCTGCCGCACGACGTCGTGATCGATGGACGTCCCCGGCACCGCGGTCAGCCAGCCTTGATCGACCCAGGTCAGATACGGCGCCCGGTCCCGATGCGCCCGATCCACGAGCGTCTCGTCCGGCGTCCAGATGCGTTGAATCAGCCGCCACTTCGGCCGCCCAACGCTCGGCGGAAACAGGAACGACAACGCACACAGGTCGATCTTGGAGGCGAGATCGACCCCGACGAAGCACGGCTCATGCTCCATCTCGGCCTCGTCCCACTCACTCTGCCCCTTGCGCCAGCCGTCCACGGAGAGACAGGGCGCCGAGGCATTGACCCAGAGGTTCAGCCGTTTCTGTTTGAACTCCGCCGCCGCGCTCGGCATCGCCTTGGCCTTGAGCGCCAGTTTCTTCATGTCGTCGGGCTTGACCGAGATCCCGTAGTGCGGATTCGCCTTCTTCCACGTCTCTTCGCTCAGCCAGTCGTCTTCGAGATCCGCGTGGGCAATGCAAGCGAAGAACGAATCGCTGGCAAAGTCCTCGATCACCCCGTCGAGAATCTTGCAGGCGTAGTCATGCTGATCCCCGCACGGTGAGACCGGATCGTCGCCGGCCGTCGTGATCTGGTAGTGCATCGGGTTCCGCCGCGCACCGGTCGCGCTCTCCATGACGTCCATCAGATCGCGCTTCTTGAAGGCATGTAGCTCGTCCGTCACGATGCAATGCGGATTCAACCCGTCCAAGGTTTCCGAGTCCGACCCGAGCGGTTCCAGTTTCGACATCGTGACGTCGTTGTGGATGTTCTTGACCTGGACCCTGAGCCGCGTCTTCAACCCGGACGAGGTGATCAACTGCTTGATGTCGCGGAACACCATGTCCGTCGCTTGCTTCTCTTTCGTGGCGATGCAGTAGCCCTCTGCGCCCGGTTCCCCTTCGTAGAACGTCACGTAGATCGCCACGACCGCGGCCTCGAGCGACTTCCCCGTCTTGCGCGGGAGTTCGTTGTACGCCGTCGTGAACCGCCGGAAGCCGTCCGCCGTGCGCCATCCGAACACACAGCCCAGCCGGAACTTCTGGAAGTCGCTGAGTGTTAAGGGCAGGCCGGCCCATTCGCCTTTGTAGTGCTTGAGCTTCTCCGCGAAGCGGAAGAACCGTTCCGCCTGCACCAAATCAAACCGGTACGGAAATCCCGCCGAGCCTTCGCGCGCACGGTCCTTCAGATGCCGGACGCAGGCGAGCCGGTGGTACTTCCCTGCTGGCACGGCGCCAGACATGACCGACTGCGCGTAGGTGTCGACGATGTTCATCGAGACACAGCCCTCCCGAACGTTGGGTAAGTGTCGACATGTCCGACCCACCGTGCATGGATGTCGATGTCGAGACGGCCTGGCAGATAGACCCGATTCAGATCACCGGCCATCGTTACGTCAATCGTTTGACGACGAATATTGAAACTGTCGATGATGGCAACCAGTTCTCCGGCCGCGTTGTATAAGTGCTCCCCAGATTCAGCAGGCGCCTTAGTCGGCACATCGAGCACCACCGGCGCCTCACGGACAAGCGGCGAAGCAAAGGCCGCTATGTCTGCTGGCGATGCCGCGACGATCACGCCGGCAGCAGTCACGCCCCCGAACACGCCCTTGAGAAATCCTCGTCTGTCCATTACCCGAACTCCTCGAACGGATCCTCAGCCTTCGCTGGCGCTGTCAACGGCTTTCCGAACGGGTTGATCCCGAAATCCTTGAACCAGCCCCGGATCTGGTTGTCCAACGTCTGACTCTTCCCGATCAACGGGTGCGCCTTCACCTCGGTATGCTCCGTCCCCGCCCCGTCAATCGTCACCTTCAGGTAGGTATCCCCGTCCGTGGCGATCTGGGCTTCCCAGCGGGCGTGTTTCACCACCGCCCGACACAACCGGAGGAACGCCGGCACCATCGACGGAATCAACGTGCCGGCCGTCGTCGCGTGCGGCGCCAAGTCCAGCCAGACCGCCGAGACGTCCTCTGGCAACCCGTCCGGCACGGCCACCACAGCCGCTTCAACGGCCTGCGGACGCTTCACGCCCCGATCTCGACCGCCGTGGAGCGCCAGAATGCGGGCCGTAGCGGGCTTCCTGCCGGCCCCAGACCGCAACCCGCCACTCCGACCCTTAGCGCCTGGCATGTGACCCCTGATTTGATTCCATTTGATTCCTACCGCACGTCTTTGAGGC